TCCTATTCCTATAGAACCTGTAGAATTACAACAGATATCAACAAGAGATCCAACTGCTACTGAAAGATCTGAATTCTCATATATTTCTGATCTAAATCCAGCTACAACAGAATTGTTAGAACTTGAACAAATAAAACTAACAGTTCCTATAACAACTCCGTTTAGTGCAGTAGTTGATCCAGCCCCAATAACAACCCCTGAAGTTGTGGGTGCGCAAGAAAGAAATCCAATTGCCGTAGAAACTCTTTCTACTAAATAACCAGAGGATGACTGAGCATAAGAGCAAGCCCCAATTGCTATAGTTCCACCGTCGAAAATTGTAGTTGCCTGAGCTCCTATAACAACATTAAAACCACCACCTGCTTCACACTGTGTGCAAGCATCTGCTCCAATAATAACGTTTTTATTAGCAACCCCTGAATTTGCAGCAACGTTTGCTCTTGGCCCTATAATAACATGATCATTACCATTATTTAGGTTTCCTGCAGTTGCCCCAATGATAATGTTATTATTACCTGCAGTTCCTGCTGTTGCTCCAACTTCATTAGAAACTAAAGTATTAGAATAAATTTCTGTAATTGGTGAAATAGTACCAGTACCAGCGGGTCCCGTTGCTCCGTTAATCCCGGATGTTCCCGATGTGCCGTTTACCCCCGAAGTTCCATTAACTCCCGAAGTTCCATTAACTCCCGAAGTTCCATTAACTCCCGAAGTTCCATTAACTCCCGAAGTTCCATTAACTCCAGAAGTTCCCGCAGTTCCCGCAGTTCCCGATGTTCCGCTAGAACCAGCTATTGCCACATACTCCCAAGACGCGTTGATGTCTGGTGGGTTTCCCCCTGGTGAGATAGTTGTCAAAGCAACATAAGATGATCCGTTGTAGTAAACTACATCGTTCTCGAAGTAGATTGAAACTGAAGACCATCCGCCCTGCCAGTTAAAGCCAAGCCCAGATGTTCCTGAAGTTCCCGAAGTTCCCGAAGTACCAGACGTTCCGTTACTACCAGCTGCTCCGTTGGTACCCGAAGTCCCCGAAGTGCCAGAAGTTCCTGCAGTTCCACCAGCTCCCTGAATTATGTTTGCACCAGTTGAATTGATAGCATATAGAGCTGCTCCGTCAGTGTACATCGTGACGAATCCAGCAGATGGATTGGAAGGAGTAGAAGGAACTACTGAAAAGTCTATTTGACCGCCGGTTTGACCGACTACGAATTTAGCATTTGCCATATTTTAATTTTTTGTTCTATAATTATTAACAAGTTTCATAAGGACTGAACTGTTGTTGTAAAGTTATACCCTGATCTATGACCAAGATTGCGTTGTTCTCGACCGTGATGATTGGACAGTAGGTTGTGGTGTTGTTCTCGACCGTGAAAGTTGTGTATGCCTGAATTGTACAAGGAAATTGGAAAGGAAGAACTCCAGTAACGTAGACGATGTTGCGAAGAAATTCGTTGTCTGAAACATATGGGACAAATTCAACTTCTCTTTCGCATGGAATTTCTGCGTATAGAAAAGCCTGTCCTCTGTCAATCTCAGTTCCCCCGGTCGGTGCAAGAGTCAAACTTGGAATGTTGGTGACTACATAGTCGAAATCGCCATCTGGATAAAGATAAATGTCTCCAGCCAAAGGAAGATCCTGACCGTCTACCCCAACTAAAGTTATTTCCAATTCTACGAATCTGGTGTTTCTTCTAACTACAGAAGGAATAACAAGAAAAGGTTCTCTGGAATATGCGTTAGTAAATTCCATCAAAAAATAATCTCCCGCCGACTGGGTTACCGTGTCAGCGTAGATCACTAAATTGTTTGGGGAATTAGGTGTTAGATTTAACATTCTACACTAAGTATGAAAGTTCAAAAAACTGACACATCCCACACAACAAACCCCGAGGAAATATCAAAACCCCGGGGTTGTCTGGGAAAATAGATGGCGTCCCTTTTGTGTGTGAGGACGTGTTATGCGTTTACGAACGATGTTCCAGTCAAACTTGCAAGTGTTGAAACTTGATAAGTCATTGCTGGTTCCATTGCCTGTAGAACGAAAGAGTACTGGGTAGCATCTCCAGGAGCGGTACCAGTTGTGGTAGTTCCTGTTGAAATTACGCAGCCTCGAGTTGCACCAACCAACCAGTAAAGGCCGTTGTTGTCTTCGAATACTACTCTTGACGCTCTGTTGTAAGCAAGTAGTTGGATTTGTGCTCTCTTCGCAGAAGAAAGGTGTTGAACTGGGATTGTTACTTCTTGAGTGAAGAATGCGGTTCCGTTGGTGTTAGAGATATTGAAAGTCTCTGTGAACGAAGCTACATCTTTTGCTACTTCGATTTGGTAGAATGTTCCGGTTGCACCAGACAAGGAAGTAATTCCTGCAGTTGCACCAGCGGTGATTGTACCTGGCTCGAAGTCAGAAGAAACCCACAGTGTCTTGATGCCACCGATTGCGTCTAAACAATCTAGGGCTATCGCTGCAGTTAAATTACATGTAGTTGACATTGGTTTCTTTTATTTTTTTGTTGGGTTAAAAAATTTGGTGGGGCTAGATTGCTCTAACCCCGACCGAATTAGATGGTAGAGACGAACTGAGAGGTGTAAACCGCAGTACCCATTCTAAACGCCGCTAATACATTGACGATATCTTGAGACGGGTCATAATACATCTTCAATTTGTCTGCGTCGTCGATCAAACCGGTTCCGAAGAAGATGTACTTCTTAGGTCCAAGGATGATGTGGGAATTGCTAGAAAGTCCTGGCGCACCGAAAATAGTTACGTTTGTACCTGGCCAAATAAATGAAGCAGGAGCGTCACCAGTGTAGTTTGTGATGTTAGGGTATTGGCTGATTAGAGCGTTACCTTTAGCCATCAAAGCTTGAACTGCGATCGCGTAGTTTGTCATTGAAAGGTACATCACTAGGTCTCTTTCTTGCTTAAGAGCGTTAGAAAGTTTGTTGATGATTCCCCAGATAGAATCGAATGCAGTTCCAACTGCCAAAGGTACAGTGATACCAGCACCTGTTCCGCCGATACATCCGTTAGCTACAGTAGCTTGTGCAAGAAGACCGTCTAGAGAACCACCGTCTCCAGCCCAAATAGTATTTTCAACATATTGAGAAATGTTGTCTACTTTGTTCTGAGCGATTCTAGCTTCGAAAGGAACTGACTCAAGGTAAGCAGTTGGGCTAAGCTGTGAAGACAACCAGTATTGGCGTAGATCTTCTGGGCAAAGTTGTTCCTTAAGCATTTTGGTTTGTACTACAAGATCAATTTGATCGAATACAGTTGAGTTACCCGTTGCACCACCTGGTCCTACAGTTGAAGCGTTGAAGCCACAAGCGTAATCGATGATGTAAGGATTTGAGTTTAGCAAGTTGATTGCAGAAGTACCTGCTGTCTTACCTGCCTGAACAGTCAAGAACTGAACAGAGTAAGGCTTCAAAAGAGCCTTAGAGATTAGGTCGGTTGATAGCTGGTCCGTATAAGGAGCCAAGCCGGTTAAATCGAATGACATGGTTTTTTAGTTTTTTATTTTATTAGAATCTTTTGTTGGTTTTGAAAGATGCTTTAAGAGCTCTCAAGTGATCTACTCTTGCATCTAACGGACTTTCTTTCTCTTCTGCTGGGTTAGCATTGAAGGTAGAAATTTTGGTTGCTGCAGGAGTAGCAGACATTTTCTCCATCTTCTCTTTGTAGGAAGCCATTTCTTCTTTGACGATAGCAACTTCTTTAGCAACTTCTTCAACTGCTTCCATGCATTGCATAATCATTTTCTTCATGTCTTCTTTCATGATGTCTCCTTCTGTCTTTACTGGCTCGTTTACAGCGTCTCCAGTTGGCGGGATGATGTCTCCCTCTTTTGCCGCTTCGATTTCAACTTCGACCTTTGGTTCTGGTTTTTCTACTGCGGTGATTGTTCCGTTGGCGTCAACAGTAACTTTAGTGCCATCTTCGGTGGTGTGGATACCTTCAGGAGCTGGTCCTTTATCGCCAGTTTCAGATACAACAAAGATCTTCTTTCCTGGTTCAAAAGCTTCCGCTTCCACTTTGGTCACACCGTCCTCCAACATAGCTTCAGCCATTTTAACTTCCATTCCCAGAGCAATTCTGATTTGGTTTAATTTTTGTTCGTAAAAATTCATGGTTAAACTTATTTTAGATTTGGTTTATGTCTCTAAGTATGAATTAAAAACTAATTGACATTTCTTAGATTGACTTCAGGATCCGAACGACTCTGTCGTACATCTCCTTGTCTTTTTTGTACTGCTCGTAGTCTTCCCTGGACATAAAGTTTCCTTCGATAGAAAAGCCGTTGAGCTGGCCAGCCTTGATCTGCTTCCAGACTGCTGGGTCCTGAACACGCATTGCCACCATCCAGGTTCCTACTGGAACGTCCAGACCATATTTGGTGTTTGCCTTGTCGTCTTCTGTTTCTACTATCCAGGTTTCCTTGACGTAGGAGTTGGCCTCGTTAGCCCCGTTGTGTTCTACGTTGGTTGATCCGTTGCGAAGTTCACGCATGAACTTTTCTGCAATCTTGGCAATTGTTTCTGCAGAAAATTTAACTGCATACCTTTCCTTAGTCTTCTCGTCCACTCTAGGAATCACCATGTCTGGAATCATAGCCGGTCCAATCACGATGCGTTGATCTTCGGAAGCGAAGAATTGCTTTGACATTTTTGCTTCCGAATGTTTCGGGTGTCCTTTAGGAAGTAGGTCGTTGTCCTGCTTGTAGTCTTTGTCGTAGCCAGAGCGGTTGCCGGCCAGAATGTTCAAGAAGGAGTTTACTCTTGCCATCGCCCACTGTGATCTTGTCATTCCTCTTTTGCCAGGAGTTCCGACCGAATATGCACCAGCTCCTCTCCTCCATACAGCCTTGAGCATACCCAAAGTTGCTTTCTGGGACTCCTGTGGATTTGCTTCGTTGTGCTTCTCAATCTTATCCTTTAGGGTGGATTCTACTTCTTGAGAAACTTCGATCCCTCCTCTTGTTGTTTTGGTGTCTCCAGGTTCGTTCTTAGCCGAACCAGTTCTGCCTCTTTCCTCTTTGGGAATTCTTGCCAGAGGTCTGTCGCCCTTGTTTCCAGAAGCAGGTGCTGCAAACTTCTCCATTGCTTCTACAGAAGCCACCCATGCGTCGCAGGTTCTTGCTGCCGCACACTTGAAGTCAAAAGCTTCGCAGTAGCCTAACTGACCAGCTTCGATTGCGTCGTAAGGATCTTCTCCCTCTGTTCCAATTCCTTCTGCTATGCAGTCCAACATAGACTCTGAAGTAATAAAGAAAGCACAGTTTCCGCACAGTGCAGTCTTTGCATCTTCTACAGAATCGTTGAACATTCTCGCCTTAGCCTTCCAGTATCCCTCCGATGGACGGTTGGGATTTAGTGGACCATAGTTTGCTATGTCGATTGCTTCCTGTCTGTGTGCTAAATTAACTGATATGTCCTGGGTTGCTTCTGGACACTCTTCGGCCATCTTCATCTTCCGCTTTGGTATTTCGTCCACATACACGGGAAGAGCAGAAACATCATATGACATTTCCTCTTTGTCGATCTGCTTTAGCTTTCTTTCTGCCCATGCAATCCCCGCATCTCCACCCCAAGCATCCCACATCAGCTTGCCACAGCCTTCGCCGTAGGGTGTATCAGAGTTCTGCCTGTGTCTTTGGAATGCAGACATGCGTGCAATAGTTTCTCTGGAGATGGGTTCCCGATTTGCCAGCTGGTTTGCACGTGCTTTGCCTGGACCCATTCCGCAGTCTCCCCATCCGTTCTCCTCAGCCCAAGCCAAGGCTCTCTTTGCTGCATTTACTGCTGCCTCTGGGTAGTCGGTGTAAGTTTCTGCAAACTTTTCAGCTGCAGATTTAACTGGGATGCAGTTTGGTGCCCCGTTCTCATTTAGCCCATAGGGTTCGTAACCTTCCCAGCATGGATTTTCTATGTCCATCTTTTCTCTGTATGTGCTATAGCAGATTGCTGCAGCCTGGTCGGTTTCATACCCTTCGTCTCCTACTAATTTAGCAATGCAACGGGGAATGAATTCGTCTTCTGATTCTCCTGCAGAGGGCTCGACAAATTCTTCACGTTTGAAGGCTAGCCAATTTCTCTCTATGGCCGGTACTTCCACTAAGGAAATAGCAGAGACCCCGGACTGTTCCAGGTCGTCTATAATTTCTAAATCGATAATTTTGTTTTCCATTCTTACTAAGTATGTTTTTCTTACAATCTGGCAAGAGCATTTAGTCTTGCGTTTGCTTCTTGTTGGGAAGTCATGTCGGTTGCTACAACGTAGGTTTTGACGATTGGTGTCTGTGCTGCAGTTGCAACCTGTGGTCCTGGAGTATTTCCCAGAGAGTTAATGGACTCCAGGAGGGGTAGGAAGTTGGCTGTTGCCCTGCGGTTGATAACAAATTCTCCACCTTCAAGTTCTCCCATGGTGGTTCTAATACCCCCCATGTCGTGGGAATTGCCCATCAGAAGTCCACCTTCTGCATAAGTAGACGGGGTTGACTGGGTTCTGCTGTTACTTGTGGAAGTGCTTGCAGAAGAAACATATTGGGAATTAGCAATCGCTGCCAGCTGGATCCCTGTGGTTGTTGCAGAAAGAGCAAGGAACAAAGCTGCCAGTGGTGGACCTCCGATTGTCATTCCCTGAGCAAATGCTGCAACCCCCGCCTGGATACCTGCTATAGTAGCTTTAGCGTATTGGAAATTCTTATCCTTCTCAAAATACTCTTGTTTAATCTGCTCCTGCTTTTCTGCGTTGTCTCCTGCTGCCGCAAGTTCTTCCGACATTCTAGATTTGGATAAAGTGGAAAGTGCATCAGTTAGCTGGTTGGCAGAAGAGATTGCAAAATCAAAAGCTTGCTGTCTTTGGGACTTTGCAAATTCTGCATCTCCTTCGGCAATGGCTCTATTCTGCTTAGATATTTCTGCATCAATTGCACTTGTGTCTTTTTTATACTGGATAGCATCTCTTCTCTCCCTCTGAAGTCGATCTAAGTTTAACTGTTCCTGTGCTTTCTGAAACTCCCTTCCTTTAAGGGTAGAATTGTTAAGATCAGTTTGTTCTTGATTGTAGAATTTCTGGGTTTTCTGTCCTGCTTCTGTGTACTTCTCTTCCTGAGTTTTAAGAAAGTCATCTGCAGCTTTTTTGTTTGCTGCTTCTACTTCTTTGTTTCCCTTTTCTGTTAGGGTCAGAACCAAATTGTTGTATTCGATCAGCAGAGTTTCTGCATCTACTTTATATCTTTCCCTGATGTTTGCTTTAGCCTGCTCGGTTAAATTTTCTGCTTTTAACTCTTTTGCTTTTGCTTCTTGAAGTCTAACTAGATCGTTGTCGTACTTGACCTTCGCCTTCTCCAGTTCGTCTGCGGCTGCAGCTTCTGCTTTCTTTCTTCTGGCTTCGTTCAGAGCAGTCAGAGCATCAAGTTCATTTTTTGCTCTTGCTTCTCTTGCCTTTTTAGCTTTCTCCTGTTCTTCTGCAATCTTTGCATTTATCTCCTGCTCAGTTCGGATGGTAGCAATCTTTCTTTCGTTGTCAAGATCGTAAAGTCTTTCGTTGAATGCCTTTCTTTCTTTCTCGTAGTCTGCTTCTGCCTTTCTTTTTGCTTCTGAAACACTCTTGCCCTCTTCTTTGGCTGCAAGCTGGGCAGCTTTTATTCTTGTCGCAAGATTGTTTTTTAACTCTTCCATCTGGACTGTGACAAGTCTTGACTCCTCATTGGAAGCGTCTTCCCTTATCTGGGCAATCTCCTTGATGGATTTCTTTTCTTTCTCAGCTTCAGCAACAGCTAAATCTGTTGACCTTTTAAGATCAGCAGAAGAAGCATTGATGGCTGCTTTTACCTTTTCATATGCTTCCGCAAGATCTTCAAGGTCTTTCTTCTGTTTCTTTTCTGCTTCACCTGCTTCTTGGAAGGCAGAAACTAACTGCTGCACAGCAACACCTATTGCAACAATCAGTAGCCCAACTCCAGTAGATCCGATTGCTGCCTTGATGCCGTTGAAAGATTCAACTGCAACAGACTTCAGAGTCTTGAATGCTCTGCCTACATCTTCTAAGGCTGCAAGTCCTTGAGTTAAAGCAAGTGCAGACTGAACCTTGACCAAGGTCTTCTGTAGATCCTGAGATTCGGAACCAAGTAGTCCCATTGCACCCTGGATGGCTGTGAATCCCCCTGCTACTCCCTGAATTGCTTTACCTATCGCTTGGAATTTACCAGCACCAGTAAACGCAGAGACTGCATCGTTTGCATCGTCGATCTGGTCTTTTAGTTCTGCCGCCTTCTGGGCTGCCGCTGCAACTTGGGGAGACGCTTCCCCAAAGAGGGAAACCATCTTTTGGACTTCCATGTTCGCCTCTTTTAACTGAGAGCGGAGGGACTGAAAGCCTACTATTTCAATTTCGATTTGTTCTGCCATGTGTGTTTAGTATGTGATGTTGACGTATGCTGTATAAGTATCAGAAGGGTTGATTACTGCCGGAAAGATTGCTGAAATTGGTTGGTAAGTTCCAGACCTTCCTGCTGTTGCTCCAGTTACCCCGTTAGTTGCTAATGAAATTTCTTGAGAGACTAATGCTGTTCCTGGTGCATAAGAACTTGACAGAACAACTTTTATCCCAAAGCCTGTCGGAACATTAGGAACAAGTGCAAAGAAATTTTGATCTTGCTCTCCGTTGAATGTAAAGTTCTGGATTGTTGTGTAGGTTCCACCCGTGCCTCCTGATGCTCCTTGAACTTCTACCGTAGTTATTGCAGATTCTATGAGAATAGACTGAACATCATTTACAATTTCTAGGGTCAATGATGCTCCCGTTACTCCACATGGTCCGATGTCTGCTGCAGTAAATCCTGAAGGAAGAGCATTGATTAGAGGAAAGAGCATACACAAAGGTGCTGCGCAAGAAGAGTCTACCAAGGTGACAGACCGAAGGTTATTTTCGCAGTCCACGTAGGTGTAGGTGGCTTGGCCTGTTTCAGATGCAACGTTGTTGTTGCACAGTGAAATTGTTCTACAGGTAGTTCCCTCTGTTCCTCCTGTTGCAGCCAGAGGAATTGGTCCTGGGATAGCCACCAGTGGAACTTTAACTAAGTCAACTCTGACCAAAGCAGTTTCTCCTAAAACATAGTCAGAGATCTTCTGAATGAAATACCAGGTGTCCTTGATCCAGATGCGGTCGTTGAATCCAAGTTCTAAAATGTCTGCCGGATCTAATCTTAGAGTCAAGGAGACTTTTCTGTTGTAAGGGTCGTAAAGCCAGTCCACATATTCACCCCAGTAGACTGTGTATAAATCCTGGGAGGTGTTGCCCACCAAAGTAGAATCTGCCGACCAAGGCTGTTCTTTAGATAAGAAATTTAAGTTTACCGTAGAAAACAAATTCGGAGGCCAAGATGAGTATGGAGAAACTAACGGATAAGAGTTCTGGGCCTGCCCAGTTCCTGATCCAGAAACCCCGTTGTATAGATACCATGGGATTGGATTAGATTGTAGTCCGTTGTAGTGGTACAGTCTTGGTCTTGGAACGATGGGTTCTATCCTTGCAGAGTTGGGTTGGTTTTGGTTTCCCGGCTGAAGTCTGCCCAGAGTTGGAAAAACCCAGTTAGGATAAGAAGTTGTTCTGGACGGAATGGACTGGAGAGGATTAGCTCCAAACTGCACGTCGATCGGCTGTTCGTCCCGAATAAGTTTGATGCCTGAGTCGAACTGACGATACCAGTAGTCGGCTTTGTTCTGTTCTTGATACTGTTTGTTCAGCCAGTCTTCGTCTTCTTGTGCTCCGAACTTTAGAATTCTCTGTTGCTCAGCAAAGACGGGGGAAGACTGTAGATCTGCAGACCCGTCGTAGAGTCTGGTCCAGTCTCGGATTTCTCCTGCTTGAACCCAGTCGATCCAGGGTTCTATGACAAAAGTCTTCTGGGTCACCCTAGAAGGTTCGAACACCAAATTGAACATGCGAACCAGAGAACGAATAAAGTCTATCTTCTTGAGGATTGTTTCGTCCGGAAGGAAAGAAGACATCACGACCTGGTTTGGTCCGCTGATGCAGTTGAACGCAGAATCAAAGAAGACCGAAAAGGGATTTCCAAAAGACAAGTTTTGAATTCTAACATCTACTGTGTCCCCTTTATTTAGAGAGATAGAACCAGAAGTCCAGTTCCAGTTTCTTAGTGCTGCCCCAAAAGTTGTCAGCACTCCTGAATCATAAACCAAGATGTTGTTGATGTAGGCCTTGACTCTAAATGCTGTATTTTGCTGATCTTCCTGGTTGGGTCCTCTTGCACTTCCTGACGCCACAAATTCATAGGATCCGTTTGTCGGTGCAGTCCAGACGTGTGTTCTGGTGTTGAATGCTTGGTCTAAGTTGTTGAACGTTGTGGAGAAAGGAATAATAACTTCTGCAGACAGATCAACTGTAAATGTCCCAGCAGTTACCTGACAAGTTCCGGATGGGTTTAGAAAGTAGGGTCTTGCCACAGAATCCGACACAAAGTAGAGAGACTGAAAGTAGTCCGATTCTAAAAACGTAGATGTGTAGGTGTAGTCAGCGTCGGAGAGAATCTTGTCGAACAACCACTTCACTCGGATTGCAGGTTTCATCTGCTCCATCCTAATTGCCGCAGTTGCACCGATGGTGAAAGACTGTGCATAAGCATTGGATAGGGTGGCCTGCAGAGGAACACCTTCGTTAGGTCCTGTTCCGTAGGTGTAGCCCCACTCGCAAAGGGGATACAGAACGTTGCCATCTTTTAGTCCTGCAGTTGCTCCTCCAGTTGCCGCCCAAGATCCAGTTACATTCGCATAGGACAGGACGTGATTTAGTTCAGAAGCGTCGATGGTGTTCATTCCATCTTCTCCGATCTGAGTAGACAAGTTTGAAGTGTCCCCCAGGAAGTAAACGTCATATTCTATGTTGCCGGTAAGGTCATTGGTGACAACAGACTGCAAATTTAGATTGCCCAGGGAAAAAAGAGTTCCGTCCGATAGGATCCAAGCCTGTGCTGCTGCAGCCGGATTGAATGTGCTCCCGTTGACTGAGTAGACGTCCTGAAAGAATTGGGTGTTTGGTCCAATGCCGGGAAGTCTAAATGTTTGCGAGAAGAAAGAAGATGGGGTGAACGGATTTATCTCCGCCACTGAGAGGTTCATCTTCACGGGAGAATCTTCTGACAGTTGCAGAAGAACTGTTTCCCCCTGTGGGTTTACTGCATATAGTTGGACTTTTGACATCTTAGTAGCTTTGGGTATTTGCTGGTAGAGATTCTATGAAGGAGACAAAGTATTGGAAGAGATTCTCTCTGCGGATGGTCTGCACTGCATATTCTGCATCTTGAATTACAACTGCCACTGGCTGGGTTCTGCCAGGTAGGTAGGCTATCACAGACGGAGAAGCGAACATGTCTCTCAACCAAGCAGATTGAGCTTCGGTTAGCCAGTCCGTCGAAGCAGTCCAAGTGTTAGTTAGATCGTTCCTGAACACTGTTGTTCCAAAACGTGCAGGCTGGTTGTCCTTGACGGAGTAGCTTGCTGCGGACCAGTAGCCTGGGAGTTTATATAGGGTAGATCTGCTGGCCTGCTGAACAAAAGTGTTTCGCTTGATGAACGTGTACCAATCTCTGCCGCCCAGTGGATTAATCCAGGTAAACCTGATCGGCTCGAAGCCCCAACAGTTTGTGTCGTCTATGGTCAGACAAATTTCTTCGGACATTGCATCTTCTCCAAGTGCACAAGTTCCTGCGTTCGCCCATGGGTACAGGGCTAAACAGATTTGGTCGAACTCAGAAGGTAGGATTGCCCGTGTGATATTCCAGAAGTTGCTAAAGCAGCCAAACTTACCACAAGAAACTGTGGTGGCCGAGAACCAACGTAAACCTAGAGCAGTATAGTTCTTAGTGGAAGTGTGTGTGATGTTGTAGAGATTGTAGCCCCCAGAGTTGGACACAGTGAATGTGCCGATGATTTCAAAGTGTGCTGGGTTGTTAGATCCACCTACTGAACCCCAAAGTTGCATAGCAGGATAAGAACCACCAAAGGTGTTCTCAGATGGGATCTGGATTGCTATTTGGTCTCCAGTCTTTACCTGCATGTTTCGGTAGACAAGTTCAGAAGAACCTGTGTAGCCTGTTCCAAAACCTGTTGTACAGTTGCTGTTGAACTGCGGAGTTATGAAAGCATCGTCGTTTGGAAGAACCACAATCAGAGGGTTGGCAGCTGGGGTTAATCCAGTATCGTGATAACCAGGGAAGACATCTGGAATAGACTGGGCTGTGCAGCCGAAGTTTCCTGGACCGAACAGAACTTCCTGATCCCTAGTGATGCTGGTGATGTCTGCTGGGTTGATCTTGAACGAGTACAGATAGTTTACCGGTCCAGATGCACCAGTTGCCAATGGCGGCAGAGTAGAACAGTTTGGCCAGATTCCCCCGTTGGCTGTGGTAGCCACGTAGTCTGTGTGTCCAACAGGATTTCCGTCCAAAGACACAGAAGCCTTCATTGCGTAGGGAAACACGTAGCCGGTTACCCCAGTGTCGAAGTTCCGGTTGAGCCAGGTCAACGTGAAGTCTTCGTCGGATCTAATTGTCTGTGGTGAGTCCGGACAGTTGGTTAGAAACTTTCCTTCTGTGTCGGGGGTAATTCCACCAAGACCCATTTCATACTTTAGAACCCCCTCTCCTCCAAGAGCAAGCCAAGTGTAGTAGTCTTCTGGAGACTGAGCAGCCGCCCAAGCTATCACGGGTGTCGTGTAGTTCGGTGCTGGTCTAAAGTTTCCATCTGCGTACAGACCATATGCTGGTTCTCCAACAGAACCAGATCCGTTGTAGATAACAGGAGTTCCTGTGGGAGTTGTAGAATATTCTTCCCCAGCCAAAATGTAGACGTTGGTCGCCAGATAATCTCCTGAGTAGAATGGGTTGTCCGAGAGCATTGGAAGATTCAAGGGAATTTCCAGCTCTGCCGCCACCAGCGCATTGACGTCGATTAGACCCTTTCCTTCTGGATTGGGCGGCACCTTGAAACGCACTTTAGTCTTCCCGTAGACATACACGTCAAAGACATACCTGAACTTATATTGGGTGGTCTGGTCAGACTCTATCATCCAGATGATTGGATTGTAGGCTGCCGACCAGAGCGGTGGAGATTGGAGAGTATTGGTGATTGCCATTATCTTACTTGATGCTTAGTTTGTTTTTGAATTTCAAGATTGCGTTTTGTAATCTCGTTTTTTCTATTGGCAAGCCAGTTGAAGGCTTGGCGAACTTTGAGCTTCGCTGATTCTGTAAATCTAAGAGGATCGTCTCCAGATAGGGTATTGAGTAGTCCCCACCAAGATCTAGCCGTGTTAGGGATTGAAGGCGATCCCGGTCTTCTTGGGAAATCCAATTCATCCTCTCGCTCTTGGACAAATAGTCCAGCGTATTCCTTAAAGAGGAGTGTGCGGACTGCAAAAAAAAAGCATTGGCAGAACGGATTGCAGACACGGGCAGATCTAAGAATTCTTGAGCCCTCTCTGCTGATTTAACAGTGTCATAGTCTTCTAAGATCATAAATTCTCCACTTTGTTTTACAATTGGTCTGTAGAGAATTGCTGCAGCCTCGTGCATTCTGGACTGAGAATCTTTAGAGGAAAAGAAAACTTCTAAGTCAGCAAATTCTCCTACTGTTAACTCCTCGATTTTAGGTAGTCCATACTTTACTCCTTTGAATTCTAGGATGGGCTGGATAACATCTGTGTTTCCCTTCAGGGCGTCTATCTTTAGCAGGGCTTCTTCCCAGATGATCAACCAGTCTTGAAACTTTATTTTCTTGAGTAGTTCTATCGGACATCCTGTTAACACCTCTACAATAAAGAATTCTTTGTCTTTGTCCTCGGCTGCAAGAGTTGCCTGTAGGTCGTAGTATCTTCTGATGGTTATGTCTTCGAAGAAGTAGGTCTTGCCTTGTATCTTAAAATTTGGTTTCATTTTCTGTTGGTAATTGCCTTTGCTAATTGCTTAGTGGTTTCTTTTGCTATGAGTTTACTAATTTGCTGTAGGGTTGCTTTGTCTAAGTTGGTCCAGTATCTCGGCTTTATTCCTCTTTTGCCTGGTCCTGGTCTTGGATTCCATTTCTTGTTTGGCTGCTCTCCCTTATAGTAGGGCTTTGTTCCTTTGTCGGTAAACTTTCCATATTCCAGGAAAGAAGATTTGAACTGAACAGCCCCTTTACTCTCATACACTTTTACGTCTATGGAGGCTTTTAGTTCCCCGCCGGGCTTCTTCTTGGTTCCCTTTGCAACAGGAACTTGAAACCTTAATCTGTTCTTGATTAGTGTTTCTATTCTTTTGAAAATCCCATCTAATTTTACTTCTGCCATTAGAATGCTGCGTCACATAAGTTGAACGGAGAATTGATCTGCACGTCAAAGATCGCCGCCCATCCTGTTAGATTGTTGTTGTAAGCTTCGACGAACGGGGTGATAGAAGCTATCGGTGTTTGTATTTCGTAGGGAACACTTGCACCCGAAGACATGATGACCTTAGAGAAAATATCTTGCATGATCATCAGGGTTTCGTTGT